TGATGCAACAACAGACCCCGGTAATGGTATTCTACCTGTTTCATCATCTTGGGCTAAGAAACATATTCTTGGATTCTCTGATGAAGAAATTAAGTTAGACATCCAACAACAAAGAATTGAAAAAGCGGTCGCAGCTGAACTTGAAAAGACAGCTGAGGTTATCACTAAGACAGGTATATTCGCTAACATTGATAAGTTATACGGTAACAAACCTGGTGAAGGTGGTAGTGCAACTCCTGAGGGTGAAGTAACAGAACCGGCTGATACAGGATTCGGCGACTTGGGGGGTGACTTGGGGGGTGGAGGAACACCACCAGCACCTGAAACACCTGAACCTGGTGGTGAAGCAGCACCGGCACCTGAATTAGCACCTGAATCAAGAAAAATGGATGATTTAAATCTGATATTAGAAGATGATATGATTAATGGTATAGATTCTATAGATTTATCAAAGGGTAAGAAATCATTAAACGAAATAGACGACAAATTGAGCGAGTTGTTGAATTCGTAATATTTATAAAATAAAATGTTATGAAACAATTCGGAGTAATTAAAACTAAAATTGAAGAATCGATGGTTAAACTCTACGGTAAGAGTGAATTTAAGAACCATTTAAAAAACTTCAAAAAGAATGTTTTAGAAAATAAAAACATTTCTAAAATCTATTATATCTATGATGACTTATCAACTAAAAAAGGTGTTGATAATGAAATTGCCGGAGATTATGTAAATGAATCAATTGAACAATTACAGAGTTTAATTGAAAAAAGTAATAAAGATATAATCTCATTAACTGAGTGGATTGATTCTATTTTAAAAGAAGATATTTCAAACAACTACTCAGATATTGATAATGTTGTTTACAATAACAAATCAATAAAAAATTTAGAGAAAGTTTTAGAATCAAAAAAGAATATTAAAAATTTAATTGCATCTAAAAAAGAAGAAAAAGTTGTAACAGAGTCAATTAATATTCCATTATCATCAATGTTAAAAATAGCTACAAATTCATTTAATAAAGAATTTGAAAATATTAATGAATCTGAAAAGGAAGAGTTAAAAAAATTATTATCACTTTCTAAAGAAGAAGTGAAAAAAGAATTTGAGGAAATTAAAGAGAATGTTTTAAGTAAATTAAATACAAATTTAAATGAATCCACCGATTCTGAGATTACAGAAAGAATAAACAAAACTATTGAAAAAATTTCAGAATCAAAAAGTGATTTAGTATCACTTTATAAACTTAAACAATTAAATAACGGATTATGAAAAAAGTTTTAGAATTTATTAAAAAAATCTATGCTATATGCAAAAATTGGATTGAAGCAAATGGTGTAGAAGGAGTATTAGGTCTATTGGTAGGTTTAGTACTTTGGATTATGGGTTATAAGATTTGGGCAGGTTTTTCATTTGGAGTTTTCGCAACTCGTAACTGGGATATCTTAAAGAATTGGTTAACTTCAAAATTCCAAAAATAATATTTAAAAACTATTAAAAATTAAAAAGTCCCCAAATGGGGACTTTTTTGTTTAATCTCTTTCGTTATCTTTTAATTTTTGAACGTATTTGGCTTTTTTTAGTTTCTCTCTTTTCTTAACACATTTCTTTTTAAACTCCTGTCGGTCTCGTAATTGTTCCATTTGTTTTGACTTAATGACTTTATACTTATACCTTTTTAAAGCCCTTTCAATATTTTCGTTTTTACCGACTGTAATTACTATCATAGATGAATATTATCTTAATAAATATATTCTCTTTTGTCAAGTTTTGACTTAGAACAAAAAATGTTTTATATTTTCAACATATAATAAACAAAAGAAATAGCGAGATGAATGAAAAAAGGAAAAACTTCAAAATTAAATATTTTTGAAAATGCTAAATGTTTTTATGGAACAGTAGATTCTAAAGAACTAAAATCAATTTATATTGTAATACAATCATGGGTTGAACCCACAAAAGAAGTATCAAATTGGGACCGAGTAACGGGTAATTTAAAAAGACAAATACAACATAATTTATTAGAGAGTGTAGACATGTTTACATTTGAAAATAATTCAATCGTAGATTTAGATTTAAGGACAAGTGGAATACAATTAGATAAACGTTCGTTTTTAAATTTAGAAATGACATTATTTTTAAAAAATAAAAATGAAGATTTTAAATCAATTATGTTAAGAGATAAAATAAAAAAAATAGTAAGTTCTGTTTATACTGATGAACTTTACACTTCACCCTATTTTACATTATCAAAAACAAAAACAACCAAAGTTTGATATTTATTATAAAACTTTGTTGTGAAAATTGTAATTTCAGAAAAACAATTAAAAAACATAAAAAAATCCCTAACTGAAGAAAAAGACCAGTTAGGGGTTTTAAACAATTATATGCCAAGTAAAATGGTATATGAACATGGTAATACTAAAGTTTATTTAAAAGATATAGAATTAGTTGGGGATATTGATGATATATCTATAGAAGCTAAAGTCAATAAGATATTACATGATAATGTTGATGTTAGTGAATTTGCCAAAATATATTCAATAATTGATGGATATACTTCTGATGATTTACCATTAGGTATGTTGATAAAAATATTCATTGTTGAGAATATAGATAATATGGTAAAGAAAGTATTACCTAATAATTTAACTGAGTATGATGTGGTTTTACATCTATATTAAGTAATACAACATATTTATAAAATAAAATACAATGAAAATATTAGGTCCAAACGATTCAGGAAAAGGTATATTAGTAGAATGGGATGCTGGTTTTATTTCACCAAATGATTCAAGAAACGCAGAAGTTATTAAAGAATCATATGGTCAATTAGACCATTCTAAGCCATTTGTTTTTTATGCTGTATTACAAAAGTTTGATACGCCAAACAGAAATGGTCGTATCTATCCTGAAAAAATATTACGTAGAGAAGCTGAAAATTATAGAAAGGCAATCGATAAAGGTTTATCTATATCAGAATTAAATCACCCTGAATCTTCACTTATTGATTTAGACCGTGTATCTCACCTTATCACTGATATGTGGTGGGAAGGTAATACCTTAATGGGTAAAATTAAATTATTAACTTCTCCTGGTTATCATGAAAGAGGTGTTGTTTCTTGTCCTGGTGACATGGCTGCAAACTTAATGAGACAAGGGGTTACAATGGGTGTATCATCTCGTGGTGTTGGTTCTTTAGTTAAAAAAGGTGAGCGTAATGAAGTACAAGATGATTTTGAATTAATTTGTTTTGACTTAGTATCATCACCATCTACACCAGGTGCTTATTTGTTCTTAAATAAAGAAGATAAAAACAAATACGAAGAGAATCTTGAGGAGGAAACTAAGTTAAGAGCACAGGAACCAAGAATAGATGGTGGACAAGGTTTAAATAAATCGCTTGACTTAATGAAAAAATTATCCGATTATTTAGGGTATTAAAAAACTTAAATTATGGATGAGAAATATTTTGTAGCAAAAATTCAGTATGATTTACCTGACGAGAACAGTGGTAAAATCAAAAAAATCAGAGAAGAGAAACTTGTTAAGGGTTATAACGTAACAGATGTTGAGGCAAAAGTTACGAATAAATTCAAAGGATTTACCTACGATTGGAGAATCACGGCAGTTTCTGAAAGTAAGATTGATGAAGTATACGAATAATATCTGACAACAATCAGATAAAAATTAAAATCGGGTTAATACCCGATTTTTTTTTGCTCTTTATGTTAAAATTAACTTTTTTTAAATGTCGTAATATTTATATAGTAAAATAAACGCTTGCGTATATAAAAAAAATGGCAGAAAATACTAAAAAATCATTAGTTGAAGAGGCATTATTACAAATGAGAAATTTGGAAGAAGCCGTAACTGAGAATGCAAAAGGAATACTTGCTTCTACTATGAAGGAAGAAATCAGTGAATTAGTAAAAGAATCATTATCTGAAGAAGATGAAATGGTTGACACGGAAGTCGAAATGGGTGACGTAACAGAACAAGATGTTGACGTTGACATGGAAGACGAAGAAGAAGTTGAAATGGAACCTGAAATGGGTGACATGGATTCTGATGAAGATTCTGAAATGGAAGACGATGAATTAGGTGGTCTTGACATGGGTGACATGTTAGGAATGGACTTACCTGGTGGAGAGTTGGAAGTTGATGATGAAGAAGAAGTTTTACTTCCTCTTGACTTAACAGGAGCATCTGACGATGAAATCTTAAAGGTTTTCAAAGCAATGGGTGATGAAGACGGAATTATCGTTAAAAAAGACGGTGACGAAATCCACCTTAATGATGAAGAAGAAAATGTTGAGTACATTATCCAAACTGAATCAGAAGACGAAGAATTAGAACTTGATATGACATCTGAAATGATGGATGTTGAAGAAGGTGATGATGATGTAGTTTACGAGATTGAGATTGGTGAAGAGGATGATGAAGAAGATACCGAAATGGTTGATGAAGGATGGAACGAAGAAGAAGTAGAAGAAGGTTATAATGCAGACCTTGACGATTCTTTGGGTATGAAAGACCATGGCAAAAAAATGAAACAGTCATTTGCTGACAGAAGAAAAGAAAGTGAAGGAATGGAAAAAGCTATGGGAAATAGAAAATACTCAGGAGATAAAAGTATGGGTTACATGAATGACGCAGAAACTACTGAAGCTGCACACACTTTAGGAAACGGTTCAAGAAATGACGCATCTAAGAAGTCATTACCAAAAATGAAAGTAAAACCTGTTAACGAAAGTGAGTTAAAAGCTGAAGTTACTTCTTTAAGAGCTAAAAACGAAGAGTACAGAAAAGCATTGAACATCTTTAGAGAAAAGTTAAATGAAGTTGCTGTATTTAATTCAAACTTGGCTTACGCTACTCGTTTGTTCACAGAACACTCAACTACAAAGCAAGAAAAAATAAACATCCTAAGACGTTTTGACTCTGTTGAAACATTGAAGGAATCAAAAGCTTTATATAAGACATTGAAAGAAGATTATGAAGGTAAAGAAACTGTAGTTAAAGAATCAGTTGAATCTAAAGTACAGAAGTCACCTTCTAAAGGTTCTGCAACAAATCTTATTGAGAGCAAAACTTATGAGAATCCTCAATTCTTAAGAATGAAGGATTTGATGAATAAAATCACAAAATAAAAAATTAAAATTTAAATATTACTAAAATGGGAGCATTATTAGAATCAGGTCTTGTTGGTAACATCGGTCTTAAGCACTTGAAAGTTATCAAAGAAGACACAATCAACAAATGGGACAAATTAGGATTCTTAGAGGGTCTTAAAGGTCACGTTAAAGAAAACATGGCGCAGTTATACGAAAACCAAGCGTCACATTTAATCAACGAAGCGTCGTCATCAGATAACTCAGGTTCATTCGAAACTGTAGTTTTTCCAATCGTGAGAAGAGTATTCTCTAAATTGTTGGCTAACGACATCGTATCAGTACAAGCTATGAACTTACCTATCGGTAAATTGTTCTACTTTGTACCTAAAATTCAGTCATACCAAAACGAAAGTGCTGCTGGTGGTAACCACTACGCACCTTTTGGAGCACCTAACGCAGGTGGAGCACAAACTCCAGACTCAGGTTACTCAACAGGTAAGAACTTGTATGACCGTTTCTACGAAGGTAACGAACCTTCATTAGACCCTCCTGGATTATTTGATTACTCAAAGGGTAAGTTCAGTGCTGTAACAGTAGCAACTGTAACTCAACTTTGGAACTCAAATACAGGTGAGTTGAATGCTGGTCTTTACACTACAACTAACGGTGGTACTACAGGTGGTGCTGCTACAGGTGGAGCTATCCACAGAAAAGTTATCATTGCATTGTCAGGTTTCTCAAACGCAGGTGCTGGTAAACTTATCGGTCCTGACGGTCAAGAAATGGATAACGAATCATTCTTATCTGATTTAACTATTAACGTTAATTCAAGTGCTAACACTACATTCTCAGGTTTAGGTACTGGTGACCTTATCTTCAGAGTTGTTACTCAGAAATACGGTAAAGGTATTGTACAATACGGAACTCAACAATCAACTACATTCTACAGTGGTTCTTACAAAGGTAACGGTGGTGCATACGATAACATCTGTGATGCTAACGGTGTAATTTACTTAGAAATCGATACACAAGTTCCAGCTTCTATCGGAGCAGCTTCTATCGATGGTTACTCAGGTTACACATTACCTGCAAGTGACGCTCACACTACAGCTGCGTTAAATTCATTCAACGCAACATACAGAGTATATGCTAACTTGGAATTTGAAGACCAAATTGGTGAAGTTTCATTTGACTTAGAGTCAGTAACTGTTTCTGTTACAGAAAGAAAGTTGAGAGCTCAATGGTCACCTGAATTAGCACAAGACGTTTCTGCTTTCCACAACATCGACGCTGAAGCTGAATTAACAGCTTTATTGTCTGAGCAAGTTGCGGCAGAAATTGACCGTGAAATCTTAAGAGATTTGAGAAAAGGTGCGGCTTGGACATTACGTTGGGATTACAACGGATGGAAGAGAGGTACTTCTGCAAATCCATTAACTCAGTACACTCAAAAGGACTGGAACCAAACGTTGATTACAGCTATCAACCAAATCTCAGCTCAGATTCACAAATCTACATTGAGAGGTGGAGCTAACTGGATTGTTGTATCTTCTGAAATTTCAGCTATCTTTGATGACTTGGAGTACTTCCACGTTTCAAATGCATCTCCTGACCAGGACCAGTACAACATGGGTATTGAGAGAGTTGGTACATTAGCTGGTAGATATCAAGTTTACCGTGACCCATACTTCCCACCTAACACAGTATTGTTAGGACACAAAGGTAACTCTTTGTTGGATACAGGTTACGTTTACGCACCATATGTACCTCTTCAGTTGACTCCAACTATGTACAACCCATTCAACTTTACACCTATCAAGGGTATCATGACAAGATACGCTAAGAAAATGGTTAACAACCGTTTCTATGGTAGAATCATCGTTGATGGTGTTAGAACATTCGACTTGAGAGAATTGAGATAATTTAACTCAAACTGAATAAATAGAAAGGGGACCAATCGGTCCCCTTTTTTATTTTGGTATGTTTTATTTTTTTAAACTACAGCTAATTGTTCTTCTTTCATTAATTCATATGCTCTCGCTAAACGAGTCATACCAATTCCACCACCAAAACGAGGGAAAAATCTAAAAGATAAAAACTCTTCTAATTCTTTTTCTACTCTTTCTTTACCAAATAGTTCAAACAACTTGGCGGAATATCCACCATCTTCAATAGTGTAGAACATATGTCTCATTTCTTCTACATCACAAGAACGTTCAGCAGAACCTATGGTTTCTTGTCCATAAAGGATAACGTCTACTTTATTGAAGATTTCACCACTTTTATTTCTCATGTTCCAAAATGGATTAGTTCTTAGAGGAAAATGTTGTAATGAAATAACAGGTCCTTTTTCTTCCCACATTCTTTGTTCGTGTTCATTTTCTAATATTTCAACTCCACCATACTCTTCACATACATCGTCATAAGTTACTTCAACAGGTTCCTCAAACCCTAACCACTCTAAAAGTTCAGATTCAAGTTTTAACATTTCTGTAATTCCACCTTTAGATTCAAATTCAAACATCGGGAAAATTAATTCATGTCTACCCGGTATTGGGTTTTTTTCTTGTCTGTAAGAAGTTGATATACAAAATACACCATCCCATTGTGGATTTTTGAGTAATTCATACTCTAACCACATTTGACCTGTTTGTGGTAATGGCCAAATTTCACCGTTGTAGTTAAAGGTTGCAATTGAGTGTGGGTTCTCACATGCGGCCAAAATTGATAATCTACTTTGTGTTGGAACTTCTTTAAAGTTTTTGTTTAAGAAGAATTGTCTCATCTTCTGAACTAATTCATTGTACGTTTCTGTGTTTTTCATTTTTGTTTTTTTTGTTTTTATTTATGTTTATTTAGTTTTTATTGGGCAAAAAAAAGAGGACTAATAAGTCCTCCATTTAAAAATTATTCAGCTTTATGTATTTCAGGTTCAGGAAAATCATTTTCACTCAACGGTGGTGGGGTTGTTAAAACCCTAATGGCTTTGGAGATTACTTCCGATTCTTCCATACCATAAACCCCTCTTCTGTGTCCTGAACGTGTTGCGTGGATAACACAATATAATGCTTGTTCTTGTGTCATTTGGTCAACAAATTTATTTAAATCTTCGTTTGAGTAATAGTTGATGATTTCAAACAAAGTACCCATTGGTTGTGGTTGTTGATTTTGCTCTTGAGTTTCTTCCATAATCGGTTTTCTTTGATATTTATAATATATATAACAAAAAGGCGAAAAATCAAGTATGTCTGAATATATTTTAAGTGAAGATTTAGCCGTTTGGTTTGGTAAAAAAAAGAAACCAAAAGGAAGCAAACAACCTAAGGGTCCTTGGGTTGATATTTGTCGCAAAGACAAGGATGGAAAACATCCACCTTGCGGAAGGTCTGATGCAGATAAAGGGGCATACCCTAAGTGTAGGGCTGCCGGTGTTGCGGGTAAAATGTCTGCTGCGGAAAAAAAGTCAGCATGTTCACAAAAAAGAAGAGTTGAGAAAAAAGACACTCAAACAGGAAAAGGTCAAAAACCAAATTGGGTTTCACATAAGAAAAAAACAAAGAAAGAATCTTTGGACCAATTGGTGAATATTATTACAGAAAAATTTAAGGTAAGTGAAAACGAATATCAAAAACTTTTAGATAATGACACTTATCTATTGGTTGCCCCTCTCACACATAACGCCTCTTGTAAGTATGGTGCCAATACAAAATGGTGTACAACAAACAGAGATAGTGATGAGATGTTTGATGAACATATTGTTGGGGGTGTTTTGACTTATTTGATTATTCGTGATAAAGATTTGGCTCAGAGAATGAATAATGAAAAGTTTGGACTCTATCGTGGATGGGGTGAAGGTCCCGGTAGGTTATTGGTTTACGATGAGTTGAATAATGAGTACACCAACGGTGAACAATGGTTATCAAACGAATTTGAAAAGGCAAATAAAGATTCTGATTATTATGCAATCATGAATGTTTTTAACAAATATTATGAATATATGGACAAACCATCAAAGAGGATAGAAAAATCTTTTAGTATTAAAGAATCTATCAAAAAAGAATTGGAAAAAATTAAAAATAAACCAACAATATCTGAGGATTTACAATACCACATAGATAACAACATACCTGTAACGGAAAATGTTTTTAGAGTTGGTAGTGATAAGTACTTCAATATTATTTCTGAGGCAAGAACCTTATATAATGAAGGATTATATTCTAATGAGGATGATTTAGAAATGTTAGAGAGTGATTTGGGTAAGTTCTTTGTATATAATGGTGAAAGAATGCCACTTGACTTCCCTATGATTAATGAGGCGGAGTATCAAGGAAAAACGGTAGAATTAGGAAAACCTAAAAAGGGGGGTTCTAAAAAATGGTATGTTTATGTTAGAAACCCAAAGACAGGTAAGATTGTTAAAGTATCATACGGTTCACCTGTGATGACTGCTAAGTGGAACGATGCGGGTGCAAGAGCATCATTTGCTGCAAGACATCAATGTGATAAAAAGAAAGACAGAACCAAGGCAGGATATTGGGCATGTAGAGCTCACAAAGATTTTGGTAATAATGTTCCAGGAAGATTTTGGTAATGGTATACTCTCAAGAAAATATAGAAACGAATAAGTTTAGAAGAGTTTTCACAGAAAATGTGGATACTGAAGAGTTGGTTTGGCACCGTGACCGTGAAGACCGTGAGGTTTTTGTGGAATCAAGTAATGGATGGATGTTGCAAATGGACAATGAACTACCCCAGGTCTTGCAAGAAGGACAAACATACTTCATACCTAAGATGACCTATCATAGAATTTTTAAAGGGTCTGGTGACCTTAAAATCGTTATAGATGAGAGTGTTGGGAAAAGACGTGTACCTAAGGTTGTAAAAGAGAATATAAAAAGAGGTCTTATTTACCTTAGAAGGTCGGGAAAAAGGTCCCCATTATTTGAACAAATATCTAAATCAGATTATGTTAGTATTGATGTAATAAAAGAATTTAAATCATTCTTTGATTCACATAAAAATAATGTGACATTGACTGAATCTTATAAAGGTAAACCCCACGAAGACGGTAAATATATTGATTGGTTGTTGAGGGGTGGAAATGCCGGATATAATTGGGTTATTAGGGAAACAAAAAAGAGGGACTAAACCCTCTCTTTTTCTTTTTTTTTGATTTTGACTGAAAACCCATCTTCTGTAAACATCTCTGGGTAGTCAAGATAGAAATAATCGATGGCTCTTTCTGCATCAACAGCCTGAGTTTCCATAATTATTTCATCATCTTTTGATAGTTGGTAGGTAACGTGTGACATTTTTAGTAAAAATTAAAGTGCAAATATACAATTTATTTTTTACCTGAACAATATTTTCCTGAGCATCTTTTTTCTCCGTCTAAACCTGGCATCTTTCCTTTACACACTTGTACTGCGTAACCATTGGCGTAAGCTGAAGGGTAAACCTCAAATTTAGCTTTAGCCGCTGACTTACCTCTTGCACAGAGTGTTGTGTCTTTTTTCTTTTTTTTCTTTTTTTCGTCAATGACTCTACGTATAATTTGTTCAAGTAAATCTCTCTCTTCTATCATATCAACATTATCTTTTTTTGTTTCATTCATCATGAAATCAAAAACTTGGTCCAAATTGTTTTTAGCTTCTGCAATATGGTCTTGAGCCCAATCATGACCGTTATCTAATATTGATTCAACCATTTGTTCATCTAAATCTAACAACAAGTCACACTGTCTTCTCATTTGTTGAAGATTACTAAAAAACATATATCTTTCGTTTTTCATTATTTTTTGTTAACTATTTGGAATTTTAATGTTCTCTTATAAGTATCAACATTTCTGTCTGTATTCACTTTCATATCAACAAAATATTCATTTGGTATTTTATCTCTAGTGTCAAATACAAAATAATATCCGTCAGGAGTTCTATTAATCTGAGTCCAATCTTGTACTTGAACTTCTGTTGTACCTTCCATAACATATACTCTATAGAATGCCTCAATATCATTTATTACTTCAGCAACTGAATATGCCTTTTTAATATAGACACTTACATTTCTTACGTCAGTATTGAGTATCTTTTCATCTTGTTTGATACCACTATAATCAAATCCGTAAATTTTTGGTTGTTCTGTTCTTGTACCAATTTGATAGTACCCGTCAGATGATTTTAAAACAAATTCGTTTTCAACATCAGAAACAGAGTTTCCATCAATTTCGATATCATACCATTTATCGTAGTAAAAACATGGAACTGTAGTTGCAGTTAGTCCTGAAACTTCAACACGGTAAACTCCTTTGGTTACTAAACAAGTTGTTAAACCTGTAAATCCGTTTACACCATCACCATTTTGGTCTAATATGTCAACAGTGGGTGTTGTATCAAAGTTTATTGGGTTACCATTCCTATAAGAATACAAATACAGATAATTAACTTTGTCTTGATAGAATACGTTTCTATCATCTAAAATTAAGTCATCATAATTTGTTTCTAAATATGGCTCATAAAAAGTTTGAGTATGTGGAGAGAAAAATCCTACTGAGTAATTTTCAGTTAAACCTGTAATATTTTCAACTTGTGGTAAATAAGCTACACCGTAACCAGTACTACCTGTAGTACCACCTGACAAAATAGAATTAATCTCATTTGTCATATCAAATTCAATATCTTCATTACCAAATTCAAAATGTTGAGTATCAAGTATAACTAATTGGTTATAATTTAATCCTGAAGTTGCTCCTGTTTGTGAATTGGTATTATCATATAAACCAGGTAAGGACCAATTATCTATTGTTGTTCTTTGGAACCAATTAGAAGGTCTATCAGAAAAACTTTTATCCGTTGCTAAAGCGTCAGGAATACTCATAGCATTACTTGTGTTTAATGCTCTTGAGTTATTGTAGTAATCATATCCAACACCTGAATCCCATGTCTGTGGGTCTCCTGTAGTACCTGATACGTTTGGTATTTTAAATAAGATTAAATCAAATGATGTGGCTCTTCTTCTTCCCTGAGATGTTTTTGTGTTTAATAATTCGGTATCGAACGCCGAAGTATTTGTCATTCGTAGTGTATGTGTAATACCTGTTGTTGTACAACCGGTAGATATAACACCGGTATCGAATTTATTTTGTAAAGATGTTAAGTTAATATCAAAAAGATAACGACTATATCCTTTTGGTGAAATTACATTATCAACACGACCATAGAAAAGTTCCACAATAGGGTTTTGTCCCGTATTGGTGTATGAGTTGTAAATTATTGTATTACTTTTATTAAAATAAGATTTGTGAATTGACATTTCTACCTTTTAAATAATAAATATCAATTAATCCTAATATTGCCGTTTAATATTTTTTGTTGTGCTTCTAATATGGATTTTAGAATATCAGATGAGCTAGTACCATCCTGAGATACAGGAACGGGAGGTAAACCAGGATAAGGATGAACGTGTGTTATTAAAAATTTTACAATTAAATTTAACAATTCCATCAATTCTTCTCCTCTAACCATTGATGATGTGTTTGGTTGTATTTCATTTAAAATAGTATCTTGACTTATACCGTATATGTCAAAATCTGAAAAATTTATTTGGCTTTTTCCACTTCCCGTACCTAATACACTATTCGATAATAAATAAAGTTTTTTAGCCCCCAATAATGCGGTTGTTTCATCACTATTGTTAATTATTTCAGGAGAAAACGAATCATCAACCAAACTGTAAGGAACAGAATCGTCTCCTTTAGCGTTATACACTAAACTATATCCTGGTGTAGTATCAAAATCATTAATTTTTATTTTATTTGTTATATACCCAAGATTTTCTATAGATTTTAAATCACTATTTAAATTAACATTATTTAAAATAGCTAGTAAGTTTCGTTTTGGTCTAAAGTAAAATGGATATTGTTCACCATTTTTTAGTGCACCATTAACATCAAAAAATTCAGACAATTCACCAGTCATAAATTCCGTTAAAAAGTCATTAACAAAAGTCACAACCTCGTCTTTTGTTTTACTATCGAATTGTGCAATTACTGATGATACACTTATGGTACTATCAATGACAGTATCGATATCAAAATTGGCTGTATTTGTTTGTGGTACTTGACTTGGTAATTTATAAAGAGTTACATCACCTCTAAAACTATCCTGAGTATTTTCAGGGTTGTATATATTATATTCAATCAAATACTTTAGAAAAGTATCATCTTTAACTAAACGTTGTCTTTTGTTTTTAGTTCCTAATGTTTTAGTAAAATCAAATTTAGATAGTTGTAAAAATGCTCTATCTCCATTCGCATCTGGTTGGGTAGGAGGATTAAAAGGTTTGTACTTACCCGCTCTTATTAGTACATCATTTTCTTTAACTATAACATCGGCACTACCTCTCCCCAATAAAGAATTATCTTTTGGTTCAGGAAAAACACCTTTGGTTTTGTCATTTATAAATTCCGCGTTTCTACGTCCATCATATTGACCTAAACCTTTTCTAGATTCAAATAATCTTTGAGCGGCTTCAGTCGAAAGATTTTGTTTTATATTATTAACAGGTCTTTTTGTTCTAACACCCGCGTCTAAATCTGTTTTGGCTTTCTCTATATTTTCATATTTTAAATTAACAGGTGTAGAAAATGGTCCTGGAATATAAAATTTGTTTTTTGATGTTCTTGTGCTTCTATACTGATAAAATAAATGTACATACTCACCTATTTCAGGTACAGGGTTTATAAAGATAGGTAACATTGGTAAAACCAAGAATGGGTCTTTTGGTGACCACGGACCATTCTCATCCGGAGTTATACTATTTTCGTTAAAATCTTTAGATGATTTTTCTAATTCTTGTGCATTGTCTGTTTCAGGTAAGGCACGTATTCTACCTAATAACATAGGGTCATTGTTGTCAATAACTCTACCGGCAAAAAATACTTGAGTATTTAATATATTATCAACTATACTCATTTTGTATTATTTCTTTTTTGATATTCTTCTAAAAGTTTATTGTAAGCCCTTTCAACACCATCTAAATGGTAAGTTAATTTTACAATCATTTTTTTTGTTTCCTCAAAATCGGAATTTAAAAAATCCATGGCTTCTGTTAAATCCTTGTTAGATTTATTTCTATAATCTAAAAGTACATTTTTAATTTTGTGTTCGTCCATAATTAAAATGATTTACCCCAACCTCTAGCGGGAACTGTAACACCTGCAGGTGTTATTGTTAATGGTGGTATAAACACCTCTGTTTTACTATTTTCTGACTGTTCTTGATTCATTCCCTTAATCATAGATAACATACCTATATTCATAAGATTAGGTGAACCATCGGGTAAGTCACCAGTTGGTAGTCCTGATTTTTGTAATTGTTCAATTGTGTTTGAAAATGCCCTAATATCTGATACACCTGGTAGTAATGCACTTCCAGCTAAGAATGGTAAAGGAATACTAATCTGATTAAATCCTAAAGATTGAAGTGCTAAGTTTAATAATTTTAATATTTCATCAACAATACTTTTACACTTTCTGTAATCTAAAAATGCACTACCTAATAAATAAAGTGCATATATAATTGTTGAATATATCCTAACTTTTTTATTTTGACTTTCTATTGAAATCGACCTTATAATGTCACCAACCAATCGTTTAATATTTTTCTTAATTAAATTGAATAATTCTTCTATATAGATTGAAAGTATTCTACTCATTAGATTTACTATAAATTTTTTAAATCTATTCATAAAGCTAGACAAACTATCAATGTTATCACCGATTAGTGAACCTAAAGATTTTAATGCAACCATAAAACCAAACATTACTTTTGGAGAAAGTACCGTACAAACAATACCTCTTGGTAATGATTTTATAAAATCTAACTTAATATTTGCATTAATATTAAATTTAGGTAGAGTTAAAGTTTTCCAATCTTTGTTATTTGCAACAGTATCAATTGCATCTTCTACCGCTTTAACTTTTCTACTATCACTAGTTTCTCCTTGAATTTTTCTTATGACTCCACTGATTGCGTTGACATCCACAGGTAGTTTAACATTATCACAATCCTCAAATTCAACAACACCTTGTCTGACATTACTTAATTCAACATCTATATTTCTTAAATCTAATGGAGTTAATTCAAAAAATGATTCATCTATTAAATCTAACTCAGATAACTTAGCATTACCACTAACCGCAATTTCTTGAGTGTCATCAAAACATAAACCCATTATACGTGTTAATATTTTTTGAAATTTAGATATATCAAATTGTTTTCCGTCTGAAACCCCACCACCAATACTAATAAATCCGGTTAATTGTTGAAAAACATTTGCCATTAAAACATCAAAATTAAGAACATCTATAGATTGGTAATAATCCATTAAGAAATCTGATATTCTTTTAACGGGACTTGTTTGTTTTACTAATGTTACTTTTAGGAAATTACCAACATTACCATTATTATCTTGTTTAACATATTCGAAATCAAATATGTCACCACCTGAAGAACCTATATAATTACTACCTGTATCGTTTTTAAAACTTACTCCTTCATCTTGTATTCTTTCATACAAAGCTCTATTCATTGCAAAAGGAATAGTTCCAGGAGATGTTGATACTGCTTCATACATAAGTGATGCAGGTTCACTGTTAGGGTTATTTTTTAATTGGTCAAATAAATCAATAGATTCAACTTTAATGTATAATGCTTGATTAAGAATAAAAGTTTGTTCCTGTGAACACCCAATCGCGGCTAATACCTCTTCTACTAAGATTTGTAAAACTCTTTCTTTTGTTCTAATTGCTGCTTGGGCAAATAATCTAACTAATGTACTATTGTATGAACCACTTTGATTATTAGGTAAAGTGTATTTAAAAATATCAATTAATTCTTCAAATTGATTTTTTACTGTTTTAATTGATTTTGTAACACCTGAAGTTAATTCAGAAATAGATTGAGTTGTTTTTTTATTATCTAAATCTTGTGCATCACCAAATAAACCCTTATTAAGTTTTTTCTCATTAGAATCTGTCTCTAATACGGTAACATAGGCACTTAATTTTGCCTTTATGGTTGCGTTATCTTGACTTAAATCTATAGACATGGTAGTATGATTAACTTATACTATAACCCTCGTCTCTATTATCGTTACTTAAATCTTTTTGTATTAATGCTTGTAATACATCATCATCCATTTCTGCTAAATTGAAAGTTTCAGAATCATTATTAGATGCCTTTTCCCATATTGAAGATTGTAATTTAGAAAGGGTTAGTTTTTTCTCGATTGTATCGTTTATTATTTTTTGTTGTTCTTTAATTACAGGACCTATAACAGTCATATCCTCAGGGTCTTTCAACATTGCCAACATTTTATTCTGAATTCTTACGGCAGTCGCTCTTTGTTCTACCAACTCATTGTAGATTTCTTGCATTAAACTAAGGACCGAATCCTTGGATAGTACTATTTCTTTTTTCTTAGGTCTTCCCATAATACTATAAATATAAAAAATAAGATTTTATTGATTACTCATTGTTCTTACTAACTCATAGTAAAGATTTTTGAATTTTTTCATAGACGACCTTATTTCTTTGGTTGAAAGGTTTGTCATTTCTCTTAAAGACAATAAAATAATATTTTTATTAAATTTATTATTATCTGTCCCTATAAAAATTTCTTCATAATTATCAAATAACTCAACCAATGCCAACCCTAACTTTTTTTCATTAATGTTTAAATTCTCGGTTTTAATAAAATCTTTAAGTTGGTCTAAAAATTCTTGAATTATCTTATCCGGCTCTACTTTTTCATACTCTAAATAATATATCATATCAGGTCTATTTTCTAATGTACTTGATATGTCTTCGTATGAAATTTTTCTATTAGTTTCTTTTTGGTCTTTTATTATCTGACCCATCAAATAATTTTTACATATAGTACCAAAATAAGAGTATGCCTTTTTATTTCTTGCCGGTTTAAACTTATCTACTTTTGTAATTAAAAATGAATGAGTATCATGATGGATTTCTCTAAAATCCATATCTTTTCTATATAGTTTGTACCTCCTAATAATTGACTCAATCATTTTATCAAGAGGTGCTTTTAAAAATTCATTATATATATCGTTTTTTTCAGACATAGTACTGGCAGTGAGGAACATTCTTACCGCATGTTCCTCACGCTCAGCGAAATAATTAGTCGTTTCTTTTGGTTTACGACCTCTTTTTTTAACTTCACTATTAACAGATGTTGCACTTAGTTCTGATAAAAACATTAAGCATCTTGTGGTTCGTATTTTATACCTCTATCGTTGGTAAAGAAATGTTCCTTTTTTGCCGATTCTAACCAAAACTTAACCTCGTCCTCAGTTATAATTGTACTACCATTTTTGTAGTTCCAAAAAATAGAACCTTCTCTTAAGTTTGTGTGTTTGTAACCAATTCTTGGAATGGTCATAATGTTCACTGAATTATACGTTAATCTTAATAAGAATTCATAAACAAAAGTTAGTTTCATTGATGGTTTAATACCACCAAAATCTTCAAAAATTTCTTTCTTAATTACCATACCACTACTTTGGAAGTTTTGGTAATTTAATAAAACTTCATTTGTTAAAATACCAATCTCACTATTCATACTAGCTGCAAATGTGGCTTCATTAGTGAAACCTGCAAACACTCCTCTGTTATCAACATCAACAACAATAGGTAAAAACCCTTGCATTTCGGGATATGCTTTACTATATCTTGATACATTTTTAAACCATATTGATGCATATTCGTCATCAAATTCTAAGATTGATATCCACTGTGATTTTGAATTACTTACACCTAAGTTTACTTGAGATGCAAAATCTGTAGAACCATCATTTTTAACAATGTTTACTGTTAAACCACTATAATCAAAATTCTCAACAATATTTTGGAGAGTTTCTTCACCTGAGTGTACAATAACAACTTCATTAACTGATGTTTGTTGATTTAATATTGATTGAATACATTTTTCATAATATTCAGTAAAATCCTTATGTTTAGATGATTCTATTGGTAAAATTACCGATACGTTAAAATTTTCCATAATTAATTTTCTTCTGTTACTTTCATTTTATCAAGTTGTAATTCAAAACTTTCTTTTCTCACTTCAAAATATTCATTGAATAAATTCAAAACATTTGTTGTAAATTCAGATTCATTTTTAAATTTTTCTGCGGTTTGTAATGAATTCTCATAAAGAGATTCTGAGATATTATCTTCCAACCAATTCTGTATGAATTCTGCTAAAATATCGATGATATTATTAAACTCATAAGACCAAATACCGTTATAATCATTCATCCACTCAGGTTTCATATTAGGTACTTTACCAATTACTGGTGTTCTTGATGCCATAGATTCTATTGGGAATGTTCCAAAACCTGATTCATCGTCAACCCAAACAGATACGAAACTATCTTTCAAATAGGTTGCATATTCCGCTTGTGTTAAACCTTTCATATCTCTAAATGTTATCCATCTGAATTGTGGATATTTTAAATAAAAGGATTTAATTATCTTCGCTGTTTCTCTTGGTTCTCTACATGAGATTGAGATTATTGGTTTAGAAGGTTTTTCTTTTTCAGAAAAAATATTAGGTATTGTTGGTTCAACAATATCAACATCTGTTGCCTTCATTATATCTGTAATATATTTTTTCTGTTCTAATGTTGTGGTAATTGCTTTTCTAAAACCAAACTGTGCCCAATTTGCACCTGGTGCTAATGTTTCTAACATATGGTCATACGCCTGACATAAAACAATTTTTCCACATGGAAAATTTGAAATTTGTTCTAATACGTGACCATATATTTCAGGTATAATGATGAAATCTTCTGGTGAGATTTCTAAATTCTGACCTTCAATAGATTGGTGAGGTAATTCCATATACTCTTCACCTAACCATTCTCCAACGCCTTTATAATCCTTGGCTTCATGAATAATAATAGGATTAAAATTATTTTCTTTTAGTGTCATTGCCATTTGGTAAATGTATCTAATAGAACCTTTGGCGTTACCCTTAGTATCTTGTACTAAAAAATATATTTTAGCATTTCGATTAGATAACCTACTGATTGAATCTTCGATTTTTTTAATTTTTTCTAATTCCATTTTATAAACTTTTTAAAATTTTGTGTTTTAATAAAGTATTAAAAGCCAGACGAAAAGGAATACTTAAATCTTTAGCTCCGTAACTACCAAGATTTTCATCATAATCTTCTTTTTCTGTTAGTAAAACTTCAATCATTATTTTAAATAACTCAAATTTAACCAAATTGACATTATGAGTAGATTCCTCATCTTCTTTTTTAATAGTATCTATAATCTCAATTTGTTTGTCTAACTCATCGAAATCAAGATAATATATTTCACCTAATACTTTAATCATTATTTTTTAATTTTAATTCATTATATAGATTTTTAAACTCATCTAATGTTTTAATTGTGTAATTTGATTTAATATTCTCATTATATGTTGTTTCAAATTTTACAACAATTAAATTTTCTCTATTTAATGATAATAAGTCAGGATTTGCAGTAATCAATAAATCAAACTCTGAAAATACATTTTCTAATGTTATTTTAGAATAAAAAACATATCTTTCAATCAAACAACCATATTTTGACAAAAAGAAAAGAGTTGCTGGTTTTGATTTTTGAATTTCATCAGATACAATATAAAGGTCATTTTCATCTCTTAAATCCTCATAAATTTCATTAAGAATGTTAAATGTATTTGAACTTAATGAAGCTGCATGTCCAAAAATATTCATAGGGAAATCAACATAAAGAAAATCATATAAATCTTCATTTTTGGGAAATGCAAAATGGTCCAATAAATTTAAAGATGTTACGGGTAAATTTAATTTATACTCAAACTCTTCCTCATTTTCTTCTTTAACATAATCATCAATAAAGAATTTTTGATAAACCTGTTCAGCTTTACCAAAAGTATCTCTTAAAACCCCGTTAACGTCTACCGCGATTTTCATTCTTCGTATCTATCTAAAATTTTTGTAATCAATGGGTTTCTAATAATATCGTTAGATTCAAACTGAAATATACCAATATTATTAAGTCCTTTAAATCTTTCAATCGCATCCCACAATCCTGAATGTGTTTTATCTTTATATCTATCGGTTTGTTCTAAGTCACCTGAGATAAAAAACTTAGAATTAAAACCAATTCTAGTTAACAACAATTTCATTTGTTTTGGTGTACAGTTTTGTGCTTCTTCAAAAATCAAAATTGAATTGTCGATGTTCATACCTCTCATATACGCCAAAGCAAAAACCTCAATAACATCTGAATTTTTTAATTTTTCTCTAGCGTCCTTACCAATAATTTTATTTAAAAGATAATAAGATGGGAAAATATATGGGTCTAATTTTTCTTCAACATTACCGGGTAATGCTCCCAATTTCTCTTCCGCCTCAACCGCTGGTCTAACAATGATTATTTTTTCATACGAATTGTTAGGGTCTAATAATAGTTGTACCGCTGCGTTCATGGCGATGTAAGATTTACCAACACCAGCAGGTCCTGTACAAATTGTTATTTCATTGGTTTCTAAAGTTTCAAAATAATGTTTTTGTGATTCCGTTAAAAACTTTTTTCTTGGTGTCTTTTTTACTAATGAGTTTATGAATTCTTTTGTTGTCATTTTTTGTTGTGAGGTACTCATCTCACTACTATTCTTTCTTGCGGGCATATATCCTTAATATTTAATTTATTTACTATAATGTATAATAATTTAACCAATAATCAATCATTTCATCCATCATAGATTCGAAAGTGTAAACAGGGTTCCATCCTGTGTGTGACCTTAATTTTGTTGAGTCACCTTTTAAATCATGTAACTCTTCAGGTCTTAAAAACTTTTCATCCATCTTTACATAGTCCTCATAATTAAGTCCAAGTTTTGAAAATGTATATTCACATAAATCTCTAACTGAGTGTGAAATACCTGTTGAACATACATAATCATCAGAATTTTCTTGTTGTAAAATCATCCACATTGCCTCAACATAATCTTTAGCGTGTCCCCAATCACGAGTCGCATCTAAGTTACCTAACTTAAGTTCATTAGATAACCCTAACTTAATTTTTACTGCCTCTTTTGCAACTTTATTTGTTACAAAGTTTGTTCCTCTTCGTGGTGATTCGTGATTAAATAGAATACCATTTGAAATAAACATTCCATAAGAGTTACGATAATTTCTACAAATGTTATATGAAAAAACCTTAGCACAACCATAAGGTGATACTGGATTTAAAGGTGTTGTTTCTCTTTGGAAACCATCTTCATCTATACTGTTACCAAACATCTCAGAAGATGATGCTTGATAGACCTTAGCGTTTGGTTTAATTAACCTCACAGCTTCAAGTAAATTTAAAGTACCGAGACCCGTAACATTTGCAGTATATATTGGTTGGTCAAATGAAATTCTTACGTGTGATTGTGCAGCTAAGTTATAAATCTCATCTGGCATTATTTTTTGTATAACAGATATTAATGACGATAAATCAGTCATATCCGCATAAAATAATTTAATTTTATCGTATACATTATCTAATCTTGCTGTTTGGTTTTCTGCAACAGAATTTCTCTTTAATATACCATAAACGGTATAACCTTTTTCTAATAAAAATTCAGATAAATACGAACCGTCTTGTCCGTTAATTCCTGTAATTAATGCGACTTTATTTTCTTGTAATTTCATAATTTTCAATAAACCATTTTACTGTTTCTTTTATTCCTTCTTCTATTGGTGTAAATTTAAATTCAGGAAGATAATTTTTAATCTTACTATTATCTGATGGTTTTCTAAATTGTCCATCAGGTTTAGATGAATCAAAAATAACCTCACCCTTAAAATTAAATTCCTGAACAAGCAAATCAACCAAATCTCTAATTGATATTTCTTCTGATGTAGATAGAATAATAGGTTCATCTTCATCATAATTCTTCATAACCCATTCAGTTAACTGTGCAACATCTTTAGAGAAGATAAACTCTCTTAATGGTTTACCCGAACCCCAAACCTCAAAAGGAGTGTTGTTCTTCTGAGCTAAATACATTTTGTGTATTAGCATCGGCATCACGTGACCATGTGTTAATGAGAAATTGTCATTAGGTCCATAAATGTTTGTCGGGATTACCGATTTGTATTGTAGACCATATTGTTCTCTATAAGCTCTAATTTGAACATCCGTCATTCTTTTAGCGTATGCGTATGCGTTGTTTGAAAAGTGTGGTTCACCTAAATGAATTTTCTTTTCCGTTAGGGGGTATTCAACATCATCAGGGAAAACACAAGTAGATAAAAAGGCAACTAATTTTTGAACACCATTTTGTCTGGCTTGCTCAATAACATTAGTATTCATCATAATGTTATCGTAAAAATATTCTCCTTTATATTTCATATTTGAACCCAAACCTCCAACTTTCGCGGCTGTATGTATAACCTCTGTAGGTTTATAAAATTCAAACATTGATTTAACACTTTCCGTGTCCCTTAAATCAAAGTGGTGTGACGAGATTTTTACGTCCCCATCTAACGCTGAACCAACCAATCCATTTCCTGTTATTAATCTCATTTTTTATTTTTTTTAGTTATTTATTTTAGTTATTTATTTTTCTTATAAAATCTAATGCTGATTTTATAACTTGATGCATATCATAATACTTATATTCACCTAATCTACCACCGAAGTAAATATTTTCTTCATTTTCGGATAAAGATTTATACTTTAGGTACTTTTCATTATTTTCTTTATCATTAACAGGATACAATGGTTCGGTTTTACCGGCTTTATAATCCTTTGGGTACTCGTAAGTAATAACGGTGTTATATGATTCCGTATCTTCAAAATGTTTGTGTTCAATTATGCGAGTATGTTCAACATCTTTAGATGTAAAATTCATCATAGCAGTTCCCTGAAAATTAGAAATACCATCAAGAGTATGATGTATAAAATCTGTAGTTTTATACTCTAGCTCACCAAATTTATAATCATAAAAACGGTCTATTGGTCCGGTATATATTAATTTATTATAGTTTGGTATTTCATCTTCGAAAAAATCTGTATCTAACAATACATCAACATCTTTTAAAAGTTTCTCAAAAATTTGAGTATATCCACCAATCGGTATACCCTGATACTTGTCATTAAAATAGTTGTTATCGTATGTAAATCTAACAGGTAATCTTTTAATTATTTCAGGTGGTAATTCCTTACAAGATTTCTTCCATTGTTTTTCGGTATAACCCTTTATAAGTTTTTGATATATGTCAGTACCGACTAATCTAATTGCTTGTTCTTCTAAATTTTTTGGTGTACCTGTTATTTCTAATGATTGTGTTTCAATAATTTTTTTTGCTTCTTCAGGTTGTGTTATTCCCCACATTTTTGAGAATGTCCACATGTTAAAAGGTAATGAATAAATTTCCCCTTTGTAATTTGCAACAGGTCTAAGTGTAAAGTTATTAAATTCGACAAACTGATTAATCCATTTCCACACTTCTTCATCTGAAGTATGAAATATATGTGGTCCGTATTTGTGAACATTAATATTTGATTCTTTTTGAGTATAACAATTTCCACCAATATGGTTTCTTGAGTCAATTACGCATACTGAGTATCCTAATTTTTTTAATTCATAAGCACATATTGAACCAAAAAATCCTGAACCAACTATAAGAAAATCATAATTCACCGACATTATTAGAAACCATTTTTTCTAAATATAGTAAATTATCTTCGTTAAGTGTATTTTTAAATTTATTTAAATCTTTACCTTTAGTATTAACTGAAAAAGGGTCGGTGTTTTTTGTTTTTTCTTTTAACATTAGATTGCGATGATATTCAATATCAGACATTAGTAAATCAACTCTTTCTTTTGAGTAACCAAAAAAATCACAATGTTTTAATAGTTCATTCTCAATATCAGTCATTAAGTTTTCATAATTAACTACAGTTTTTTCACCTTGCCAGTTTTTATAAAAATTAATATTTTCTAAAAAAGATTTTGTGTATCTGTGAAATACAAAACTTCCATTATTAAATTCTTTATTAACAAAATTATTGATAAAAGAATCTGAAAAATTCTTTTTATTTAAATTTTCATTTGATAATGCGAATGATAATATATTCTCAACTGGGTCTCGTAATAATAAAACTAATTTATCATTACCATTTTGTTGTATCATATGTGTGAAAGATTCAACGGGTTTATGAAATTTTTTAATGTATGGTTCTTTTTTATAATAATCCTTTAAAAGGTTATCCAACTCACAATGACCGTCAGGTTGCATGGGTTTAGATTCGGTTAAAAAACCTAAAAGATATCTAAAAAAAGAACTACCACTTCTTGGATATGCCAATAAATAAATCATTTTAATTAAAATCGTTAGGTTGTTTTATGAGGTTTTCAATAAATTCAGAATGGTCTTCATAGGGTCTTGGAGAATGAAAATCAATATATTTTCCATTAATCAAATCATCCTCAATATAGTTTAAATTAGACCTATCAATTCTCCTATAAATTCCCTTGTAAATACCTTCAGTTTCTTCTGCTTTTATTTCAATTAAATTGGTTGAGGTTCTTAACATCTCACCAGTATACATTTCCTCACAACAAAACCATCCCCAATGAGGAGAAGCTTTTTTACTAACTTCAGATGCATTATTTTCATAAAATTTTATACCCCATCTATTTCCGTTGTATATTTCATGTACCACATCACTGAAGGTTTTATCTGTAAATTTTAATTCACGTTCAAATACTTTACCTTTAGCTACATGGTAATAACCGGCTAGACCATAAACTGTATCACGCCAATTTTCGCCATATGCGTGAGAGTGAAGATGTACATATTTGTCATCATCAATATCTTTTATTTTTTCTACAAAATGATTTTTCTGTAGTGGGTATAAATCTAAATCACCAATTTTCCATGTGGTATTTGGTTCGGTTAGTGTGTAATAAAATTTACCAATAAGTGCTTGTATTATTGATGGAACCCCTTCAACTAAAGGTACCACTTCTATTTCTCCGTATGTGGAGTCATACTCATTTATGTCAACATTATTACCAATAATAAATAATTTACAGTCAAAACCTAATCTTGTTTTGTAATGTCTGCTTATTG